GATATAGTGTTTGGTTGAATATATAGATTTAGTGCTTAAGTTCTTTGAACTTAACTAAATCGGGTAGTTCCCTATGGTCTTCTGTCCTCGAAAGAGAACCGCAGAGTAGGGCCTACTTTGTATTGCATTTTAATTCCTAAATATTTGATTTAGGTTCTTAATATACGTACATGTTTATATTTGGAAAAGGCCTCATTAATGTACTACCTGATGAAGGTAGACATTACCTGAGCATTAAGTCAAGTCTTGGTAGACCTAACTTAACCTTACCCAAGGTTGTTAACTACACATTACTGTAGAAAACTTTCTTAATGTAACCACTAAATATTTCTATGTTACTATTATTAATAAAATATATAATAATAATACCATGAAAAAAATTGATTTTAAACTTAATGAATTAAGTCGAAAAAATTCTTTCTTTAGTAATTTCAAATTATATAAAGATGTCTACAAAGCAGGTACTATGATCTCACTAACAAATGATTTTCATTTGTTATTAGTGCTTAAAACGATTGGTTACAGAATTGTAACTATGTCGTTGTTAAGTACTAAGGAGACTTCCAGATTTAGAATGCTACATAACTTCGGAAAATTTTTGATTAAAATGGTCAAAAATCACGGAGATATGTACACAGTTAAATACCTTAAAGCATCTCAATTATGTATTCAAAAAAAGTTAGCGGGACAACCTTTCAAATCAATGAGAGAAGTTGAACCGGATTATAACTTTCCACGGCTTTCAAAATCGGGTTTACCTGTAATCATCAAATTACAGGATAGATCCGCTATTTGTAATAATAGCCTTAGAATTACGAGGCTTTGATTATCTATATTTTCATTATATAGAGTGATTAAAGTACCTTTTAATCCTAAGCTATCTACTATTACTGAAAGCTTCCAAGGTTCTAATATTGTATTAGACGATTTCAACAGATGACTAACTATTACTAGTTCAAGTCTCTTAAAGAAATTTTCTGATGCCAATATTGAAGATTCGACCGTTACTAAGGTATTACCCATAGTAAAGTCATCTCCACTTGGAACGAAAAGTTATAGTCGTCTTTTAGATTCTTATTGATCTTTAAAAAATAATTCTATTATTTTTAAGGATATAATAAGTTATCTAAAAGTAACTAATTCAAAGAATATTTTTACCTTGTTTGATAACATAGAATTTCTTAGAAAAACATATGGTATTAGAGGTTGGTTTAAAGATTCCTTTGGACCTTTAGGGAAATTATCTTTTAAAGAAGAAGCAGCTGGAAAATTAAGAGTATTTGCAATGGTTGATATAATAACTCAATCACTGTTTTATCCTCTACATAACTGGTTGTTTTCTCTTTTTAAGAAAATTCCTAATGATTGTACTCATGATCAAAACTCGGGATTCAATTATGCAAAGGATTTGTCCTTAAAGTATAATTGTTCTTACGGCTTTGATTTAAGTGCGGCTACCGATCGTTTACCTATTTCTTCTCAAAAAGCTATTTTAAATAGCTTATTTGGGATAGGAGATATGTGAGGGAGTATCCTAGTTAATCGAGATTATATAATCTCAAAGAATAACTATGGAATTCCAGAACAGTCTCTCCGATACGAGGTTGGTCAACCGATGGGTGCTTTATCTTCTTGAGCAATGTTAAATTTAACTCATCATTTGATGATTCAATTTATCGCTCAATCATTGGGAAAAGTTTCTAAAGGAATTTGATATGATCAGTACATCATCTTAGGAGATGATTTAGTATTATTCGATAAGGATATAGCTTCTCGCTACCAATCGTTCTGTGAACAGATTGGAGTAGGAATCAATTTATCCAAATCGATAATATCTGAAACAAAACCCGTTTTAGAATTTGCCAAACGTACTTCTCTTTACGGAGAAGATGTTTCTGCTTTATCTTTCAAAGAATTATTATCATCTGATAATTTCTTTGGTCGATTAGCCGTTACTACTCGTTTGATTAATAATAAATGAGGTAAAGATTTGTGAAAACTACTAATTATAGGTAATAGGAGATCTGCAGATAAAACTGTGGATCGAATATATCCTTTAGTAGGTTTTGCGACTCAATTGTTTCAAACTAACATCATCAAGATGGACGATGTACTTTCAATCATTACTGATAGAGATAAACCTTTGAGTTTCTTCGGTCGAAATATCAACTGAATGAAACCGGGACTCATCTCTAAAGTGGTAAAAAATTATCTTTCTTCAAAGAAATGGGATTTAACACCTATTCCTAAGAAAGATAGATTTTTCGCTTCAACTAATATTTTAACTTTCAAACTAATTTTAATTCATAGAATTCAAGATTCTATAAAAAAAGTTTTTAAGTTAAATCAATTAGCAAATCGAACATCTATCTTAGATAAAATTTTTACATCAGATGATCTGGAATCATTTTACCAATCTATGGCTAACAAAGGTTTATCTTTAGAATTAGAGAAATCTATTACAGAGCGCTCATACTGATCAAGTTCTGAATTTTTAATTTTTAAAAAACAGTTTTTATCGGTGCAAGTCTTTGCTAATATTTTCTTTAATAATAGAAATGGAACTTATCCTAATCTTAATTTATTAAGACTAGGGTTAGACATTGATGATACATATGATACGCATAGAAGATTATGATCAGCTAAATACAATTTAATATATTTATCTGAATTTGAACAAAATAAAACTAAGTTCTTAAAGTCTAAAAAGTTTTTAGATTTAGAATTAGATCTTTTTTTGAAACATCATAATGAACTTCTTACCGAGCTAACGAACTTGGAATTCCATTGTATAAAACCTGATATTAATAAAGAGAGATTAGATAATCCTCTTAAAATATTAGACTTTATTAAGGAGATTCATAATCCTGCATTTTCAAATAATTTTGAATTTGTAAAATTTGAGAATCAATTCTTTGATTCGGAGGCTTTTAACGAAGTAACTAGAGGTTTTAAACCAATATTTGACTTTGCAAAAAAACCTGGAATAAAGATTACTATAAAATAGTACCTTGTCT